TGTTTTATCTGAGTTCATAATGTACCCTGCATCATAGTTGTAGTTACCTTGTGGCATATTGCCCTCCCTTTAGTTTTGTAATTGTGATAATTGATTTCGTATTCGATCTATAAAAGATTCTTTATATTGTGATGTTGCTTGTGCAACTGGTTTTGCTATTGCTCCAGCTGCCTTTTCATAATCTTGTATCATTGTAGGTGCAACTGGACTAAACTCAGCGAACTTTCCAACTTTAGCAATAGGTTCAGCAAGCTCTTCTCCTACAGAAGGTGTTAGTTTTTCTTTTAAATATTCTTCTGCTTGTGGCATAGAAAAAGCTGGTAGTATCGGCATAACTTTTTCTGCTACTGCACCAGCACCAAAAAGCATAGCAGTTTTTAAAGTATTACTTCCCCATTTAGATTTAGATGCATCAGATAAAGATTTAAATCCTTTTTTTGCTCCTTCGTATGATTTTTTTAAATTTTCTTTTGTTTTTTCAGCACGTTGATTTTCTCTATTTTGAGCTGCAAGTTTATTTTTAAGTGCTATATTATCTTCTGCTTTTTGTATTTCTTCAGGAGTTAATGCTGCAGCTGTTTTTATTGCTTCTGTGTCTTTTTTAACAGCAGATAATTTTTTTCCAGCAATATCCTCATCCATCGTTGCAAGATTTACTTGTTTGCGTTTTTCTATTTCCTCTGGACTTACATTTTCTTGCTGTTGAGAAAATCCTCCAGCTATTACTCCTTTTTTAAATGTAGGATATGTAACATCTTTTGTTAAATCAGGAATAGGTAAACCCAATGTTCCTGCTAAATCTTGAAATGTATTACCCCCTAAAGCTTTTGCCATAGCTCCTTCAAAAGCAAAAAGCATATCTTTTCTAGCTTCTGCGGCAACCTCGTCTACAACATCAGTGTAGTACCCTGCCATTACACCAACACCTATATCTCCTTCACCTGCAGCATGTCCAATAATAGCTGCTGCGGCTTTTTTATCTCCTAAACGATTAGCTATAACAGATGCAACAATTCTACGCATATCTGTATAACCATTTGGTGTTCTATTAAGTTGAGCTAGTATTTCAGGTCTTATGTTTTTAAAAACTGTATCTTGTAAAACTTTTGTAATTTTACCTGTTGTTATCTTCGGAAATAAATCCCCTGTTTTTCCTTGTAGTGCTGCAGCGTGTCGTCTATCCATAATAGACTTAAATAAAGGACCTAGTTCTTTATCTGGACCGTAACCTTTTTTATCTTTTATTTCTGGGTTTACAAAAGTTGCAGTTTCAGGAACATAATATGGTTTTGGTTTTGCTGTTCTAGTAGTTGCAAGTTCTTTTGTTGCAAAACTTTGTGTAAGTGCTTCTCCTCTGTAACCTAATAAAGTTGCTAAAACTGCATCTTTTAATAAAGGATCATCTATTTTTTTTATACCTTCAAGGACATCATCTAGAATTTCATCAGGCAATAATCCATCAATAAGTTTTTTACTACCTTTAATGGTACGAGTTTCTAAAAACTCTCGTGGTTTTGCAAGTATTTTCTTTTTAAATGATTCTAGTTCATCTTTAACAACTTTTTTTTCTACCCCTGTTTTTTTAGTAGGTTTAGTTATTAAAATTGCATCACTATATTTTGTATCTAGAGGAATATCATTTTTTAAATAGCTGTTTACTTCAGCATTAATTGATGTAGCTAATTTTCCTCCAGTGCCTTGATCAAATGCCTTAACAAATTTCTGTGCAAACTCCATAGTATCAGGATCACTTAAATGTAAAAATGGAGCTATTGGAACTCCCTGATAGTACATTTTTCCTATAATAACATCACGTAATGTGTGATCAGGAGTTTGTAATCGTTTTAATATGTCAGAAGCAGATGGAATTTCTCCATCTGGAAACAAACTATTCTGTAATTGAATAAACTTTGCTTTTTCTAATTTTGCTGGGTCATCTAATTCTGTAAATTCTGCCATTAGTATCCAAACGTGCTATTCATTGGTTGATATGTTTGTTCTTTTATGTGCTGTAAACTTTTATGTATTGATGCATGACCACTCATTCTTGTCATAACGAGATAACGCAGGGCATCATATGCATGATCCTCTGCTTTTGTGTCAACATCTTCTGAATTACTTTTAGACAACGGTATCCCTGCTAGTTGTCGAATAGTGTTGTTACATGTATTAAATATACGGATTCTTGGTAACTTTGTCAATGGGTTATCTGCAAGTCGTCTATGTATTTCCATTTTACCCTGCAACCTGTTTCTATCCGAAGGTGTCCAACGCACTCCTAAACGCATCATAGTCTCTGCAATCGAAGGACCAAAGCCTGTTTTGTTCCAACACGATGAGTCAAGAACTGTGTAATGTGGTTTCGGATCAAGTTGTTCTAGTTCCGATATTCTATCGGCTAATTGTTCTGCCGTGTGTTGTTTTACGTAGAGTTCTCGATAGATCCATATATTGTTATCCCAATCTATTGCCCCCCACAAGACACATGATGGACTTGCGTATCCATAGTCTGCTGCACGTATTCTGGGCCAGTTAGTTGGCATTTCAAATGGATCAACAACGTGCTTTACTTTTGAGAACTCTGGGAAGGCGGCTCCCTCTGCCACATCCCAATCCCCTTCAAGAAGTCTCTTCCGTTCAACTTCTGGGAGCGATCTGAGCATGGCTTCGTATCGACCATCTTGCATCAGATAGGGATTATCAGTCAACCGTGCTGGAATAAATTTACGGTAGAACAACGGTTGCCTTGCTTTCTCGTGACCCTCTGGATATAGTAATGCTTTGTTTGTTTCTATATCCGTAGCTGGGAAAGCTTCATTTGAAGGATGTGGATCAACATACATCTTCTTAATCCACCATCCCCCAACTCCTCCGGGGTTTCCAGTACAACGCATAGACATATAGGGTCTTAGCTCATCATCTGTTGTACGCAGTCTGGAACGTAGGTAATCCCACACATATGGTGTAGGGTATTGTGTTATCTCATCAATTCCAATCCAGTTAAAAGCCTGTCCTTGAAATCGTGTAACATCTTTATCTCTATCCAGATATGTAAACCACATCGTTGCCCCTGATGGGAACACCCATGTAGATTTTGATTCTCTGAATGTTGCTTTTGGAAAAGCCTTTGTGTATAACTGTCTTGACTTGTCAATCAGTTCTGTCAGTTCATCAAGAGTTCTTCTTAGGAGAAGACCACGATGATTAGGGTTATGACAATAACGGAGAGGATCAACAAGCAAAGCGAAAGACTTGCCCCCTCCTGCAGCCCCACCGTATAACACATCTTCTTCAGAGGAAGATAGAAATTCTTCTTGAGGACCGTTGTTAGGTCTGAATATAACTTCTTGATCTTCAACCAAATCCCTGACGGACTCAGATGCCACAGTAAGGTCGGACTCATCAATAAGCCTTGAAGCTGTACCAGTAAGCCCTGCTTGAATTTTCTTAGCACTTTTTTCAATTTTTTTAGCATGATGTTTATGTTGTTCTGCTTTTGCTGTTGCTTTTGCTGCTTTTTTACGTTGATCACGTATTCTTTTCTGTGTTGCTCGCCTTGCTCGCTCTATTGTTGATAGATTATAAGATTGTTTAGGGGCATTAGGATCTTTTTTTGGTCGCCCTCGTGAAGCCATGATAATTTAACGCAGTCTTTCATAGTCAGGTTTAAATGTTTTTACAACTTTGTCATATCCTTTTAATAAATTTTTTAAAATAGGAGTTTTGCCGTAAAACTTTTCATAATTAAAAGCTTTTCTTGGTTGTTGTGTTTGTTTTTTACTATATTGTTTTGGTCCTGCTCTATTGCTCATTGATTTCAATCCCTCTTTTAGCTGGCAACAGCACTACTCCGTGTAATGCCTGTACATTATGGTTATGTGTCTCTTCTCTACCCAATCCTACCCTGTTTAACAGCGATTCTGCTGCCTTTAAACGCAAATCATCCCCTCTTTCTATCTGTGGGTTGTCAATTAGGCTAATTAACTTGTTAGTAGCCTTTACAGAAGCACTAGCGAGTAAGTTTTTTGATCGTTTTATGATCTCATCGGACAATTTGTTTCGCAAATACCCCGCTGAACCTTTTGTGTACCCAGCATTTTCAGCTGCTGCGACTACATGGCCGCCATTACTGAATAGATTCTGTAGGAAAAGTTCTTCTTTTTCTGAAATCTTAGTAGATTTTCTTTTTTCTGGTAGTAAATTCATTGTAAACTCGATTATTACGGTGCGTAAGTCTACGTACTGGATGCAAATTAAGCGTTAAAGTGTGCCAATGTGACATCTTGCACCTGTAATACTCTTATATAATAATAATTTAAAAAAAATTTGTCAAGGGGGGTTGACGAAATTGATTTCAGACGGTACAATGCAGTTGAA